CTATTGGCCGGCGCGCTGGGGACTGTGGCGGCGCGTGGCGGGGTGAGCGCAAAGTGTCTCAGAACTGTAGCAAATCTCCAAAGGGCGCGCCCGCTCAGTACCTAGAATATCTACTAGAGGCCGCGTGCGCGCCCGCGCGGTGTAGGAACTGGTTTATAAGTACTAGTACATACTGCGCGCGCGAGACCCTAATGAGACGTGTGCGCAGAGTGACGTGGTGAAGCGCTGACGGGGCCGGACTCGACACCGGCTGCCCCTAGGGAGAAGGCTGGGTAGTCAACTCCCAGCAAGGCGGACGCGTACTCCGGTCAGGGGGCTCATTTCTGCGTCTCGCGTCCAGATCCGCCCAGGTCCGGGTGACCAAACCATTTCTGGGCAGTCTGTGTAGCCTGCTTCTATTTGCGTGTCCTTCCACGCCGCCCGTCAGCGGCGGCAACATACCATGGCCCTCCTGGCCGAGCGAGAGCCAGCCGAATGCCCGCACCGAGCACTGCGACTGGTTCGGCCGGGGGGGCCGCCCCGCCAGTCACCATCGTCTGGCGCCCGCAGTCCAAGCCGCAGCTCGCCCTCATTCGCTGCCCCGGAACCGAGGTGTTCATGGGCGGGGCCAGGGGCGGAGGCAAGACTGACGCAGTCCTCGGCAAGTGGGCGCTGAAGGAGGCGGCACACGGCCCGGACTTCAATGCCGTGATGTTCAGGAGGACGACAGTCTCTTCCGAGGACGCGATCGAGCGCTCCCGGCAGATCTACACTCCGCTTGGAGGAAAGTTCAACGAAAGCAAGCTCTTGTGGCGAATGCCTAATGGAGGACGTGTAGCATTCGCCTACCTGGACACCATCGCGGACGCGGACGAATATCAGGGCCGCAATCTGACCGACGTGTGGGTCGAGGAGGCGGGCCAATACCCCGATCCCGGCCCGATCGATCGCCTCTTCGGGACATTGCGATCGGCCAAGGGCGTGCCAATCCAGATGATCCTCACCGGCAATCCGGGCGGGGCGGGCCAGCACTGGATCTCAGAGCGATACAAGCTGATACCGTTTCCGGCCAAGCCGTGCTCGGTGGAGGTGGAGCGGGCCTCCGGCATCAAGAGCATCGCTGCGGTCATTCCGGCGCGCATTACCGACAATGTGGTGCTCTTGGACAAGGATGCCGGCTATGTCGATAGGCTGCGGATGGTCGGCTCGGCGGCGCTCGTCAGGGCGTGGCTGGAGGGCGACTGGAGCGCGATAGAGGGAGCCTTTTTTGATTGTTGGGATAGTAAGAAACATATCGTCGCGCCGTTCGCTGTGCCGAAGGATTGGCTGCGCTTCAGGAGCTTTGACTGGGGGAGCGCGGCGCCATTTTCTGTAGGCTGGTGGGCAGTTTGCGGCGATGAGTTAAAGGGAATTCCGAGAGGCGCGCTCGTCCGCTATCGAGAATGGTATGGTGCGACGGGCGACAAAGGACTGAAGCTCACGGTCGAGGAAGTGGCAAAGGGCATCTTGGAGCGGGATGCCGGCGACAAGCTGACGTATTCCGTGGCCGACCCGGCAATCTTCGCGGAGGATGGCGGACCTTCCAGAGCCGAGATCTTTTCACGCCTAGGCGTGCATTTCAGTCGTGCGGACAATCGTCGTGTGGCGGGGGCTGGTGCCATGGGTGGCTGGGACGAAATGCGCCAGAGGCTGAAGGGCAAGGACGGCAAGCCAATGCTCGTGGTCTTCGAGACGTGCCCGGCGTTCATTCGCACCGTGCCGGTGCTTCCGCATGACCCGAAAAGGGCCGAGGACGTGGACACCAGCGCGAACGATCACGTCGCGGATGAGGCGCGGTATGCCTGCATGTCGCGTCCCTGGGTGCCGGAGCGTGAGGCGCCGCAGAAAAAGGGCGACGGCACGGGATATTCAGAGAAGGAAACTGACAGCTACAGCATCAAGGCGCTCTGATGAAGGAACTGCGTCACATCCGGCGCTCGCGGGAGCGCTGGCAGGCTCGCCGTGCCGCTAGGGCTGCGTGGTGGAAGCTGCAGGAGCCGGTGGACAGCTATGGCATGCGCGTCTGGCTGGACTGGGCACGGAGTGCGGTAGAGCCAGAGGTGGAGCATCCACTCGAAAGCTATGTCCGGCGCATGAACCGTGATTATTGGCGTAAAGAGCTTGGGCTTGCGTAGCCCATGCCCGGCTGGCCTGGTGGACTTGGCAACCGACTGCAGGACGGGCGGGCGGCGGTAGACCAGGGGCTGGGCGATCGGCTGCAGGACGTCTGGAACTACCTGAAAAGCAATAGTTCCATTGCCCGCATGGCCGATCCGCGCACGAGTCCCATGGGGCCGGCGGCCATCGCCAGGATGTTTGCTGATCCAGCCGGAGAGACAGGGCGGCAGGTGGAGACGGGAGAGCAACTAGCGAAGCCGTTCACGCAGTTCAACGACCCGAATGTCGATCCGGTGAAGCAGGCGGCCGATCTGGCCCTGACGGCAATGGGCGGGTCGAGCGTGGTGCCGGCAGAGGCAAATGCAGTAGGCACAGGAATAAGAACACGGCTCTATCACGGCTCGCCGCGCGCCGATCTCAAGGCGCTGGAGCCATCGACGCGCGGTCCACTGGGCGAGGGGGTTTACACAACGCCGCATGAGGGGCTGGCAGGCAGGTATGCCGGCGAAGAGGGGCGGACGTACGCCCTGCCCGAGCGTGAGCGGGATATTTTCCTTGGGCATGGCCACAGGACGGACGAGGAATGGGCAGGCTTCAAGCGCGACAAGGAGCGGCTACTGGAGGCCGCCGAGCCGGACAAGAAGCAGGAGCTTTCGGCACTGCTCGACAGGATGTGGTCAGGTGACGGCTATCCGACGTTCGCGCGCATCAGCCAGATGTATGGGGGTGATGCAAAGGCTCACGAGCTTTTCAGGCGGGCGGGCTTTGAAGGACTTTCCGGGCAGGTAGACGGCCCGGAGGTGCTGCTATTCGGCAAGCAGGGATTGGGCATCAAAGCCTACCACGGCAGCCCGCACGACTTCGAGCGCTTTGATAGCTCGAAGATCGGCAGCGGCGAGGGCGCACAGGCTTACGGGCACGGGCTGTATTTCGCCGAGAATGAGGGTGTGGCAAGGAGTTACAAGCCTGGAGCGAATGCAACGTATCTAGCCAACGACGTTGTGAAGGGGCACGTCGCGAGCGCTTTGAAGTCTGCGTATAAAGCAGGTCTTTCTGGGCAGGAGGCGAAGAAGGAGGCTCTGCGGTATCTTCAGGAATATGCTGATAACGCGGGCCAGAGTGCGCGGAGGCAAGAGTTTCACGACGCTATCAACAACTTCGACGCTCTCTCCGACCTCGGTCACATGTATGAAGTGGACATCGCCGCCGATCCCGAGCACTTCCTCGATTGGGACAAGCCGCTGAGCGAGCAGCCGAAGGTTCAGGCGGCGATTGAAAAGGCGGGCTTGCCTACGAAGCGTGAGAGCAAATGGTATGCTGAGAAGATCGGTCGTGAGCAGCGCCCCGTCTGGCACAACAACCGCTATTACATTTCGCAAAACGGCCCGAAAGACTTCGTTTACGGGAAGGGCAGTCACTACGATCAGACTGGCGTGATAGGCTTCGCGTCCACAAAAGAAGCGGCGCAGAAAGCTCTTGAAGACGCAGCCATGGAGATGCCGCCGAAGACGGGGCAGGAGGTTCTTCGCGATCTAAAGTATAAGACGGTAGGCTACGGGCCGGATTATGGGCCACAATCCTCTCAAGTTCTCCGTGAAGCGGGCATACCTGGCGTCAAATACCTCGACGAGGGCTCGCGCGGCGCAGGTGACGGCACCCGCAACTACGTCGTCTTCCCCGGCAACGAGCACCTGATCGCCATCCTGAAGAAATACGGCCTGCCCATTTCCGCCGCCGGCCTGGCCGCACTCTCGCAGATGCAAGGCGGAGAGGCGCAGGCGCAGCCGCTGGGCGATCGCCTGCAAAGAGGCAAATAGCTAATGGCCTTTGTGGACTACCAGCGCTCTGGCCCTTCGGCCACGGCGGGCGGGAGCTATGGCGAGGACGAGGACGAAAGCCAGTCAATCACAAAGCTCAGAAGACAATACACCGACTGGTCCTCCTCCAAGCGCGCCGAGATCGAGGAGCAGCGGCTAGCCAGGCATTTCTACCACGGTGACCAGTGGTCCGCCGAGGAAATAGCCACGCTGAAAAAGCGCAAGCAGCCGGTCATCACCTTCAACCGCGTCAATCGCAAGATAGACGGCGTGGTCGGCACCTTAAAGAAACTTTGGCAAGATCCGAAAGCATTTGCGAGAACCCCGAACCACGATCAGGAGGCGGAGATTGCCACTGAGGCGCTCCGCTATGCGCTGGACCGGGCGCGCTGGAAGAGCGTCGGCATCGAGGCCACCCGCAACGCCGGGCGTGAGGGCATGGGCATTGTGCAGATGGTGCTGGAGCAGGGCGACCAGCAAGACGCTGAGATTTCCCTGCAGGCGATCGACGACGACTGCTTCTTCTACGATCCACGGTCCTACCGTCCCGACTTCTCTGACGTGCGCTATCTGGGCGTGGCCAAGTGGCTCGACCTGGAAGTGGCGCAGGAGATGTATCCCGAGCATTCCGACGAGCTGGAGGGGCTCCTGACGTCAGGGGGAGATATCGAAAGCTGGGCGCAGCAGGACAGGGAACGCCGCTGGATCGACGTTGAGCAAAAGCGGGTGCGGGTCATCGAGCATGAGTATGTGCGTGGCGGCGAATGGCACGTCTGCCACTACTCCAGCACCGTAAAGCTCGCCTCGGCGCCGTCTCCCTTCGTGGACGATAAGGGCAAGAGCGGCTCGTCCTTCCTGGCGTTCTCGGCATACGTCGATCACGACGGCGACCGCTACGGCTTCGTGCGCATCC